CGCGCCGTGAAGCATGGACTCCTGACGCTGGATAAGTCAAAGAAGCCGGGTATTTACGCGATAGCACCCTGAACAACTAAAAGGACGGAACATGATGCGCAACGAAAACGACTACCTGATTTCGGATCTGCTGGCCGCTTGGCACAAATGGGCTTCCGGCTGGTCAGGAGTGGCCGCGCACGGCTCCTGCGCCATGTTCACGGGGGTGCGCAGCTCTCGCCAGTGGGATAGCGCCAATGACGTTGTTGATGGCTCGCTGCACAACTCGCAGATGCAGGCTGTCGATTTCCACGTCATGGAGCTGGACCCGGTTCACCGCACGGCCATCCAGATCAAGGCGCGCAACCTGGCGACCGGAAACAGCGTCTGGAGTAGCCCACGACTTCCGCAAGACCCGGAAGAACGCGCTGTGCTGATGCTGGAAGCCATGAATGTGCTGACGAAGCGGCTTTATGCGGCTGGGGTTGTGTGAAGTTTCCGACGCGAGTTTAATCGGCGTGTATGGTAAAATAGCGCAACGCCAACAGCGGTTCAGGCTGTCAGCGTCACTTCCCAAACCTTTGTTTTTAAGGAACAAGCGGCATGAGCAACTGCAATTCTACTTTGACGCCTGATCGACTCAGGGAAATTTTCCATTACGACCAAGAAACTGGTGTTTTTACAAGACGGAGCCTCGGAAGAGTTGCCGGCACAAAAAACGATAGCGGATATTTGGTTATTTTTATTGATGGTAAAGGCTACCGCGCTCACCGCTTGGCCTGGCTATATGTTTATGGAGAATGGCCCGCAGAACTGATAGACCATAAAAACAGGATCAGAACTGACAATAGGATCGACAACCTTCGCCAAGCGAACAGGTCTGAAAACACCCAAAACACAGTTACAAAAAGAAGCTCTAGTGGCGTTCGTGGCGTTAGTCGGATGGGTGAAAAATGGAAAGCGCAGATAGCTATAAACGGCAAAGACATCTATCTCGGTCTGTTTGGAACAGTAGCTGAGGCGTCTGCGGCCTATTCATCAGCAGCCGCCAAGTTTCACACTCGCAATCCATTGGCATCTTAGGGTTTATACCTAGCATTTAATGCTTGACATGGGTGAATAACAGGGCAGAATAGCGCGTGTGGGGCGTAGCTGTCTCTAAAATTTGTCAAAACGCATGCTGATTGCATCCAGTGGCGGTGCCGGTAGCTCCGGTAAGTGGTTCGACTCCACAATGTAGCGGGCGGCTAACGAGGTTTCGATTCCTCCGTGCAGTCAGCAGCCGTTTTGGTGAATGCGCAGTGCTGAGCGCCGCGACTGCAATCGTGACAGCCGCCCCAAACCATTTTCAGTGGTCGCCAGGGGGTAGGCCCACAACGGGCCGATAGCCGGGATCAGCACCGGCCACCAAATTCAATTCAAGCCTCGTCGCAGCAACGCGCCGGGGCTTTTGTATTTCTGCGCCCACAAGCGCAACCAATGCGGGCCACGTCCGATACGTAATAGATACGCGCCGCCACTCACTGAGTACAGGATGCGACCTCGATTGCGGACGATGGCCCCGCTGTTTTCTCCACTGCTGAAATGCAGCTTAGCCCCGCGCTGACCATTGGCCCGGGGCCTTTCTTATTCCAACCACTAAGCGAGGCTGTATGGGCAACCCCAAACAATCCGCTGAGAACAGCAAAAAACCACGCGGTAAGCCGTTCCAGCCGGGAAAGACTGGAAACGCAGGCGGTCGGCCAAAGCTGCCAGAGGATGTAAAGCACGTCCGGGAGCTAGCCAGGCAGTACACCGCGCAGGCCGTCGAAACGCTGGTTTCGGTGCTTGCTTCGAGCAGCGACTCTGCCAGGGTGTCGGCCGCCAACGTGTTGCTTGATCGTGGATGGGGCAAGGCTGAGCAGCCAATTGTGGGCGACCCTGAAAAGCCGTTGGAGGTCATTTCGACCTTGCGGCCTCAGCTGACAAAAGAAGAATGGATGAAAGCGCATGGCGTGGGAGCCACAGCCCGGCCCGCAGGCTAGTGCGCTGCTTGCTGACTGGTGCGATGAGCTGTTTTATGGCGGCGAACGCGGCGGCGGCAAGTCTGACTATCAGTTGGGATATCAGGAGGATGGCGCATTAAGGTATGACGGCAAGTCGCGCGGGATCATGTTCCGTAAGACTTATACCGAGCTGGAAGAGTTGCAGTCACGCGCCGCCGAGGTTTTCCCCGAATCTGGCGCCGTGTACAAGGTGCAGCCCAGCTCAGGCTATCCGTTCAGTAATTGCTGGTACTGGCCCAATGGGGCGACGGTCAAGATGCGCTATATCGAGCATGAGCGCGATTACGGCAGGTATCACGGCCACCAGTACACGCACATTAGCTTTGATGAGGTGACCGAGTACCCAACGCCTGCGGGTTTGCTCAAGATGCTGTCAACGCTGCGCAGCCCGCACGGCGTGCCCTGCACCATGAGGGCAACGGGCAATCCGGGTGGCATCGGGCATGGGTGGGTGAAAGACAGGTACATCACGGGGCGTCAGCCGATGACGCCGTTCAAAGACCCGGACACGGGCTTTACGCGCATGTTTGTGCCGTCTAAGACCAGCGACAACCAGATTCTGTTACAGGCCGACCCAGAGTACAGAAACAGGATCAAAGCGGCGACGGGCGGCAACGACGCTTTGCGTAAAGCGTGGCTTGAGGGTGATTGGAACATCGTAGCCGGCGCGTTCTTTGACTGCTGGCGTCAGTCGCGGCATGTCATTCGTCCGTTTGAAATTCCAGAGCATTGGCTCAAGTTCCGATCTGGTGACTGGGGTAGCGCCAGGCCGTTCAGCTTCGGCTGGTGGGCCGTTGTGTCGGATGACATGAAGACGGAAGAGGGGCTAACCCTCCCGCGCGGCTGCATGGTGCGATATCGCGAGTGGTACGGCATCAAGAAAGACGACCACGGGCAGCTTCAGTACAACGTCGGACTAAAAATGACGGCTGAGGCTGTGGGCGCTGGGCTGTATGAGCGTGAAAAGAGCGATGCGCCGATTCAGTACGGCGTGCTTGATCCGGCTGCATTTAGCCGTGACGGTGGGCCATCAATTGAAGAGCGCATGCGCATAGGTAGCGGCGGCAACATCATCTGGCGTAGGGCTGATAACGCAAGGGTGCCGCAAAAGGGCGCCCTAGGCGGCTGGGATCAGATGCGCAGCCGCCTGATAGGTGAGGGTGAAGACCGGCCCATGGTGGTGTGCTTCAGCACTTGTACCGACTCAATACGAACGATTCCCGTCCTCCAGCACGACAAAGATCGGCTGGAGGACTTAGACACGGACGGCGAAGACCACGCAGGCGATGACTGGCGTTATGGCTGCATGTCGCGGCCTTGGGTCAAGCCGAATCCGTCGAGTGAGATAGCGCGTTTCCCCCAGCACCGCACCATTTCAGAAATCATCGAGCGGCAAACCAGACGCAGGACAGAAGGCGAATAAATGGCATCACTCACCGAGCAAGTACAGGAAAACGTGAGGGCTCTAACCAGCACCACGGGTATGTACAACGAGGATTGGCACGCCCTGTTTGACCTGAAATTGATTGCCGCCGGCCAATGGGGTGAGCGTTTGCTCGCTTATTACAACCTCACGCAGTCCGGTGCGCAGACCGTCAGCGCGGCTCACAACTTCTACATGCAGAACCCCTCTGCCATCGTATGACCGATTCAAACGCCAATAGCTTGGAGAAGCCCAGTGATCTGGGCAAGTCTCCCGAGGCTATCGCTCGCCGCTGGAAGCTGGAGCTAAAGCTCGCCGACAAGCGGGAGTCGGCATGGCGCAAGAAGTCGGCTGATATCTACAAGCTGTACACGCCGGAGACGCCGGCAACAAACAGCTTTGGCATCCTGTGGACAAACACCGAAACCCTGCGCCAGTCGGTCTATAACTCCCTGCCACAGCCAGACGCACGCAGGCGCTATCAGGACGAAGACCCGCTAGGCAAGGCCGTCGCCGAGGTCATGACCCGCTCACTGGAGTTCTGCCAGGATGTGTATGACTTCGATAGCGTCCTGAAGGCTGACGTGCTGTCCATGCTGCTGCCCGGTCGCGCCGTGTCACGCATTCGGTACATCCCGGACATTCGAGCGATTGAAGGCGAGGCGAAAGAGGGCGATGACACCACGGACCCAGAGGCTTACGAGGAAATCGAGTGGGAGCAGGTCATTGCGGAAAACGTCCAATATGACGACTTTCGCATCCTGTGCGCTGCCAAGACGTGGGATCAGGTTACGGCTATTGGTTTCCGTCACCGCTTCACCCGTGAAGACTGCATTGAGAAGTTCGGCGACGACATTGGCAACGCCATTACGCTTGATTCGGCTGACGATGAGGACGTAAAAACCTCGAAGGATTGCGAAGACCTGTTTAAGACCGCTGAAATCTGGGAAATATGGGACAAGGACGAAAAAGAGGTCATCTGGATCTGCAAGACCTACGCAAACCCCTGCAAGGTGCAGAATGACCCGCTGAGCCTGTCCGGTTTCTTCCCCATCCCCAAGCCGCTGTATGCGATTGAGAACAATCAGACGCTGATCCCTGCGCCGTTGTACACCCAGTACGAGCAGCAGGCGAAAGAGCTAAACAAGATCAGCGGGCGTATTAACAAGCTGGTGGACGCGCTCAAGGTGCGGGGTATTTATGACTCCACGCTGGGCGAGCTATCCCAGTTGATGAAGGCTGCGGATAACGAGCTGATTGCCGGCTCCAACGTCACGGCCCTGCTTGACCGTGGCGGGCTGGATAAAGCCATCTGGATGATGCCTATTGAGCAGGCCGCGAAAGTCATCGCTGAGCTGTACATCCAGCGCGACCAGACCAAGCAAATCATCTACGAAATCACCGGCATTGCGGACATTATGCGCAGCGCCAGCGACCCGAACGAGACATTCGGCGCGCAGAAGATCAAGACCCAGTGGGGCACACAGCGCCTGCAGCGTATGCAGCGGGAGGTTCAACGCTACATCCGCGACCTGATCCGCCTGAAAGCCGAAATCATCGCCGAGAAGTTCCAGCCCGAAACGCTGGAGCAGATGACGCTGGTTCAACTGCCGCACCAGGCCGAGCTTGACGCCGAAAAGCTGAGTCTGGAGCAAATGGGGCAGCAATATCAGCAGCAGGCAATGATGGCGCAACAGACCGGCCAGCAGCCACCGCCACCGCCCCCAGAGCTGGAAAAGCTCAAGCAGCCCATGCCCATATCGTGGGAGAAGGTTGTGGAAGCCATGCGGTCGGACGCCACCCGGACGTATCGCATCGATATCGAGACAGACAGCACGCTTTCTGCCACGCAAGACGACGACATGGAGGGCTTGCAGAAGGTTCTGGCCGGTCTTGCCAGCCTGTTGACCGCATTCGGCCCAGCCGTGCAGCAGGGCGCGATGGATATTGGCATGCTGAAAGAGCTGATGCTTGTTGTCTGCCGTCGCGCCAAGATGGGTACGGCAGTGGAAGACGTGATTAGCAAAATGAAGCAGCCGCCGAAGCAGCCAGATCCAGAAGCCGGGAAGATCGAAGCCATGAAGGCGCTGGAGCAGTTCAAGGCTGAGCTTGCCAATACCCAACATGAGCGGCAGCTCGCGGCGGACGCCAAGGCCGCAGAGTTCCAGGCAACCCTGAATGCTCAAACCGAGCAAAGCAAGCAGGAAAGCCAGGCCCGGCAGAACGAGCATCAAAACTCACTGGAGGCTATGCGAGCAGAGCAGGGCGCCGCGCTTGAGGCCGCATTGGAGCGTGAGCGCACCGCATCTGCCGAGCGCATGGCCGAGGTTGAAGGTCGCTTTGCCTTGGTGCTGGAAGAGATGAAGAGCGCAAACAAGATCGATGTGGCCTTGATCGCGCGCGATACCACTCTTGAAAGCGCCCAGATCAGCGCAAACAAACCGGAGTCAGCCAGTGCCAGTGTATGAAGCCGTTTGCCTGAAGTGCGGCGCGGCGCATGAATACATTCGCCCCGTTTCGCAGTACATGGACACGCCTGAATGCTGCGGCACAAAGACCGACAAACGCATCCTGTCTGCGCCAATGATGAGCCCAGACATTGCCAATTGGGACGCCTTTGAGTCACCAGCTACTGGCAAATTGATCACATCCAAGGCGCAGCGCCGGGAAGACATGAAGGCGTCCGGCTGCCGCGATTGGGAGGGCATGGCTGACGAAAAGGCCCACGCAGCTCGCCAGAAACAGTATGCCGAAGCAGAAAACGACGCGAAGTTAGACCACTCAGTAAGGACGGCTTGGGCTCAGCTCTCGCCGGAAAAGAAAGCTGCCGCGCTCGCTGCATAGGCCAACAAGCCACCAACCCAGCACCTTTCGAGGTGCTTTTTTTATGTCTGGAGATAGTTAATGGACCCAGTAGATCAAGCCGCAACCGGCGAAATCGAACAAGTAATCGACCCCGCAACACCCGAGACACAAGCGCCGGAAGCGCCTGTCTCGATTGACGACACCATCCGCAACACGCTGTCCGAAATCCGGGCGCGCGGCGAGGGTGGCGAGATCGGCAAGCCAGAAACACCAGACACGCCAGAAGAAAAGGCCCAGCGCATCCGCGATGAGCAAGGCAAGTTTGCCAAGCAGACTCCGGTAGATCCGAATGCGCCGCCAGTTGACCCCAATACGCCAGCCGCGCAGGCTGGCCCGCTGGACGCCGCGCCCAACACATGGCGCAAGGAAGTAGCCGCAACGTGGCAGAACCTGCCCCCCGAGGTGCGCGGCGAAGTGCTGCGCCGTGAGGCCGACTTCCACAAGGGCATCGAGGGCTACAGGCAAGCAGCCGGGTTCGGTCAGGCGATGGAGCGCGCAATCACGCCCTACGCCCAGACCATTCAGGGCCTAGGAATCACAGCAGATAAGGCAGTCGGCGAGCTGATGGCAGCAGATCACAAGCTGCGCTACGGCTCGCAACAGGAAAAGAACACGTTTTTCGCAGAACTTGCCCAGCGCTACGGCATCGACATGGCCGCAGTGCAGCAGGTTGAACAGACACCGATTGACCCGAACATTGCCGCGCTGCAACAGCAAGTGCAGCGCCTGTCCGGGTTTATCGAAAACCAGCAATCACAGGGAAAGCAGCAAGAGGAAGCAACGCTCAACAGCGAGATTGCCTCATTCGCAGCCGACCCGAAACATAGTCATTTTGAGAGTGTCAAGGGGCATATGGCCGCGCTTCTACAAGCCGGCCAAGCCTCCAGCCTCGCAGATGCCTATGAGCAAGCCATATATGCCAACCCGACCACTCGCGCCCTAGTCCTTGCTCAACAGCAGGCAGAGCAGCGAGCCGAGGCGGCAAAGAAGGCGACGGCGGCAAAGACAGCGGCAAGCGTTAACACGCGCCCCCGTGCGTCCATGCCGGTATCACAGCCCATAGGTTCTATGGAAGACACCATCCGGGCGACTCTGCGCAACTTGCAGGGCGCCTGACTCACTTAAAGGAGCCATCAAATGGCATCACCAGGTCAAGGCTATGCAGCCGGCGCCTTCAACGTGTTCTCGGAGCTGGTAACCACCACGTTCCGCAACCACTCGAAGGAAGTCGCTGACAACATCAGCAAACACAACGCGCTTTACCGCAAACTGACAGGCGAAGGAAAAGTTCGCCTCGAAGACGGCGGCCTGAGCATTGTTCAACCGCTGGAATACGCCAGCAACAGCACCTATCAGCGCTACTCCGGCTATGACGTGCTGAACATCGCAGCCGTGGACGTTCTGTCTGCTGCTGAATTCCCGTGGCGTCAAGTCGCGGTCAACCTCGCAGTTTCCGGCCTGGAAATGCGGACCAACAGCGGCGAGAACCGCATTATCAACTTCGTCAAGGCGAAGGTGAAGAATGCTCAGCACTCGTTTGCCAATGGTCTGTCCACCGACCTGTACAGCGACGGCACCGCAGCGAACCAGATCAACGGCCTCCAAGCCCTGATCGCAGACGCCGGCACCGGCACCGTGGGTGGCATCAACTCCAGCACCTACGGCTTCTGGCAAAACACCGTGCAATCGGCCGCCGCGCCGCTGCAAGGTGGTGCGGGCATCACGCCGTCCGCAACGACGATTGAAAGCCTGATGCTGCCGCTGTGGATACGCCTGACTCGCGGCATGGACATGCCAAACCTGATCGTCATGTCCGACGACTACTTCACTTTCTACGAGCAATCGCAGACGAGCCTGAAGCGGTATGCGCCGGAAGACAACGGCAAGGGCGGCATGCTGAGCATGAAGTACAAAACCGCAGACGTGTTCTTCGACTCGTCCGGTGGTATTCCAGGCGCCCACGCCTACTTCCTCAACACCAACTACATGGATATGGTCGTCCACAAAGACGCCAACATCACCATGCTGGATGACGTTGAGTCCATCAATCAGGATGCGCTGGTGAAAACCATCATCTGGCAGGGCAATCTGACAGTGAGCAACCGCTCGCTGCAGGGCGTCATGAAAGCATAAGGAGCTACAACAATGTTTGCAGCAATTGGCCCCTTCGCAGGTACGCAACCATTCAATGATTGGTTCGTCCCTGATACAACCCAGCGCCATGTGCTGGGTACTTGCGTTGACGCGGTAGACCCTTTCTGGGGTCAGGGCCGCTTCATGTACGTCAAATCCGCTGACGCGATCCTCAAAGGTTCAGTGTGCATGTGGGATGAGTTGTTCAACGCAGCTCTGTTGCCCTCCGCCGTTACCCAAGGCTTCCCTTGGTCGGTGGCGATGGCCCCCATGGCATCCGGCACCTATGGCTGGGTTCAGATCGCAGGCCGCGCTGTCTACAAGACGAACGCGACTGTTGCGGCTGATGGCGTGCTGGCAATCGCCGCCGCTGGCATCCTGGGCGCTACGGCAACCGGCAAGCAAGTGATTGGCGTCCGTAACCGCATCGCTGCGACCGACACCAAGACCTTCGCCAACACGCAGACCTTCAACGGTCTGAACAAGCTGTTCGTGCCGCAGGGCTATGACGGTGCTTTCCTCGGGATGGCGCTGTCTGGTACTGGCGTGCCGGCTTCGACGGTGGTTGCCGCCCTTGATCCTGATGGCAAAACCATCTACATGGGCACTTCCATTGCCACGGCTGACAAGCTGGCTACTGCTACGGGTTCCATCACCCTGACCGGCACCTACACAGGTTACGGCTCTGGCGTGATCAATTGCCCGACCTGCATGCAGATCGTTACCTAAGCCTTCCGGCTTAGCTCTAGTGGCCCCTTCTGGGGCCGCTTTTCATTGTGTTCATACGAATGCAATGCAAAGCGCTACCGCTTTAACCCAAAGGAGTAATTGATGGCCTACGCCGACCCCATGTCCCGAGTTCCGTTTTTCATGTTCCAAGACCGCGAGCACGGCGCCGACGCCGAGGCATCCAAGGAAAAGGGCTACGAAGTCCCCAAGATGGTGACTTTCATCCTGATCACCCCGCACGGTCACAAGGGAGACCCGCTGGAGTTCTTCGCCGATGAGTTCATCACCCGCAAGGATGGCGATGCACGCAAGGGCCTGTATGACCCGGCATGGGTGGCTGAATTCAAGGCTGGTCTGGCCGCATGGCGCGAGGGCAAGGTTCTGCCCCGCAACGGCACTCCTTTGCTGACGTGGGAGCGGATCCTGAAAAGCCGCCGCGATCAACTGGCGCAGCGTTTCCCTACCGTGGAAGACCTGGCCGCAGTGCCTGATTCCTCGCTGGGTGATATCGGCATGGATGGCCGCGTGCTGCGCGACATGGCCCGGGGCGATATCAAGGCCAAGACTGATCTTTCGCCAGTGGTCAAGGAGCTAGCCGACGCGAACGAAACCATCCGCAGGCAGCAGGAGCAACTTGCCACGCTGACAAGCAGGCTGGACGCGCTGGAGGCACTGGATGAAACGCCGCGCCGTGGCCGTCCGCGCAAAGAAACCGCAGAAGCATAAAGAAAGCCCGATATGGCCCTGTCCTGCCTCCAAATCATCCAGACAGCTTGCAGGCGGATAGGGATACTTGCGCCCAATGCAGCGGTCGGCTCGACGGATCCTCAGATCATCCAGCTATTGGCGATCAGTGAGGAAGAGGGGCAGGAACTGGAAGAGCGCTACAACTGGCAGGGCCTGCAGACCGAGGCAACATTTACGACTGTAGCCGCTGAGCTACAGGGAACGTTAGCGACGATTGCCCCCGGCTTTGAGAGCATCGTTAACGACACGATTTGGAATCGCTCGCTGCGCCGGCCGGTCTATGGCCCCAGCACGCAGCAAGTTTGGCAGCAGGACAAGGCACTTCAGCTTAACGGGCCGTTCAACAGCTTCCGCATCAAGAATGACACGATTCTGTTCTACCCGCCGCCTGCGGCCGGTGAGTCTTGCGCGTTTGAGTACAACACCAAGAACTGGATCAGCACATCAGGCGGCAGCACATCCGAAACGTGGACGAACGACGCTGACACCCCCCTAATTGATGACCGCATTGTCACGCTGGGCACGATCTGGCGCTGGAAGGCCGCGAAGGGGCTGGACTACGCCGAAGACTTCGCCAAATACGAACGCCGGGTGATGGACAAGATGGCGAAGGACGCCGGCAAGCCAACTTTGAGCATGGACGGTGCGCAGTGGGAAATCCAGCCTGCGATCCTCGTTCCTCGCGGGAGCTGGTAGGTGCGCAAGCCCCAAAAGAACCTGTCACGCGCACAGGCTGCGGTAACGCTGTCCGCGTCATCCCCGACAGGAGGCTGGAACGCCCGCGATCCGCTGGCTATGATGAAGGAAACCGACGCCGTATCGCTGGACAACTTCTTCTGCACCCCCTATGACGTGAAAGTCCGCGACGGGTACAGCGAATACGCGACAGGCATCCCCGGGACGGTCAACACAGTAGCTTCATATGCCCCACCATCCGGCAATTCTGAGCTTTTCGCAGCTTCCGGGACTGATATTTATGACGTGACGGTGGGCGGCGCGGTTGGCGCAGCGGTTGTTACTGGCATGACTTCGGATAAGTGGCAACACGTCAATT